GCCGGCGGAGCCGCCGGAGGAGGAGCACTGGGTGGAGGGGTGGCTGCCATGGCGGTTACTCCGCGAACCCTACGTACACGTCGAGGGGGCATAGGTTGTTGGTGATGGTGGCCGAGGCCCACACGCCCAGGACCTGCGACACGGGGGCGGTGTTCACCGCCGCACCTGATAAAGCGCGCGCTGTATTGGCGGTGGTGTCGGCGAGGGCCTGCGCGCCCAGGATGATCGTGCCGGTAGCCTGCGTCGGATAAGCCCGCTTCTTAATCACCAGGTCGCACATGTACATGCGCGGCTGCCCGTCCGGTCCGTTCACGTTGGGCGTGGCCGATACCGCATTCTGGAAGATACCGGCGACCCGGTTGATCGCTCCGGCCGGGCCTACGTCGCACTGGTTCTTGTCATTGGTGACGATGGCGCGCGACTCGTCCTTCCAGAAGGCCAGCTGCCCGGCGACCACGGCACCTACCGCTGTCGCGGAAGTAGCGCCGGAGTCCAGCTGAGCGCGAAGATATTCGCCGCCCGTATTCTGGTCGCTGAAAGCATAGCCCAGCTCGCCGGGAGCAAAATGGGGCGAGGGCGCGTTGGTCTGATCCGGCGTGCCCTGCGGCATGTACGGAGAAATGATTCTACGATAAACCTGCATAACTCGCTCCTCACTCAGCTCTGGAAGTTGAACGCATAGGTTACGTATCCCGGAAGAATCGAGAAATTGTGGGCCAGGAGCACCTTGCCGACGAGCTTGGTGTTGCCCGCGCTCGGGATGAAGCCGTCGTCATCGAGAGATCCGTCAAAGGGCTTGTTGGCGCTGGTGCGGTACTTGACCATCGGCTTGCGGATGTTCTCGAACCAGATGGTTTCGCCGAACACCATGCCCGCTGCGCCGCCGCCGACCGCCGGCCCCGTGCCTGCACCTCCCGCGCCGTTGCCGAACATGACAAGCGGTGCCGGGTAACTGGCGGGACTGCCGCCCGTCGCGTAAGCGAACATACGGACCGCGACCCGATCGTTCGTCCCGTTGTTATTCGGCGTGGTGGTCGGGATGACCGGCGCAGCTCCTGCAGCGGGGTTCATCAGATACGAGCCCGGCGCATAGCGGCTCGCGAAGATGGTGGCGTTGTTGTACTCGAGACCGCGGAATCCGGCGCGGCCCACCGTCACGTTGATGAACCTCTGCTGGGTCTGGTAGTTGTTGCGGATCAGACCATAGCCCAAGGGTGTCGTGGTGATAGTGTTCGGTTCATATTTCCCTGAACCAAAATTGACCGACTGATAGAGCGACTCCATGGTCGGCAGCGTGATCGAGCCCCCGGCCAGATTGCGCGGCGTCGGCGCGAGCATACGGCCGCCATAGATGGAGCGGGTCAGCGTGCCATAAACCGGGTACGAATTGCCATCCCAGCCGGGATTCGTACCATCGCTTGAGGCCTCGAGGAGGCCGTTCGGGAACTTGACGAAGGCCGAGCTCTGCCCCTGCAGATAGCGCTGCAGCGCGGTCTGAGCGCCCAGCTGAATGAAGGCCGAATCGACGCGCTCGGTGACCAGGTTGATCACGGCCAGCGGATCACCCGCCACGTTGAAGACGCGGATGTCTTCTTTGTAGAAGGGGATCATGATGACGTTCAGCTTTGGCAGGAATTGCAAGGCCTGCTCGATCTGCCGCTGATCGGCGGGCAAGTCCTGGCCTTTCGAATAGGGACCACCGTCCTGAACGTCGTACTCGATCGAGTCGTTCCAGTTCAGACCGCCTCTCACTTCCTCGTGACAGTTGTCCCCGATAAAACTCATCGTTGGATCGTGATTAAAAACGAGGTCCCGCAGCTCGGGATTGGTATCGATGTAACGGCGCGTGGTGACGTCCAACTGCGTGGCGATATCAGGCATGATCAGCTCCTAAGAGGAGGCGCCGGCTTGCTGCCAGGCTCCAGCCAAGTCGTTTAGCATGGCTCTCTTGTCAAACTTGTCCACAGCTTCCTTGGTTTTCGAGGCGAGGGTACCGGGAGTGGCCGGCTCGGAATTGCCGGGGAAATGTGCTTGTGTGCCGCGCTTGGCCATCTCTTCGTTCACACGCCGAGTAATCTCGGCTTCGGTGGCGTCTTTGGTGACCTTCTCGGCTTCGGGCTTGTCCCACTCGTCATAGGCGAGCATGAGATCGCCGTTGTATTTGCTCTGCGCGAGCTCGGAGATCTTTCCGATATCCAGATGGTTGGTGCGCTTGTTCATCTTGTGCTTGTCGTGGATGTCGGAGACACCCATCACGAGCTGCGACCACCTGGGCGAATAGATCTCCTGGATGCGTTTGTCGACTTCGGCTGCGATCTGTGCGGGAGTCATGCTGAGAGTCGGTCCTGGATTCGGGTTGGGATTCGGATTGGAATTCGGGTTCGGATTTGTCAGGTCGCCGTACTTATCGGTGTAGGCCTTCAGATCGTCGCGATTCTTTAAAACCGCGGCGATGTTCTGCTCGTACCACTTCTGGTACTCCCGAAGGCCCAGCTTGCCGCCCTTGGCTGGATCACCCTCCCCCGAAAGTTCCAGGTTCAGGGCATTCAGCCGAGCCTCGAGATCCGCATACTCCTGGGCCTGACGGAGCGCGGCAACCCCGCTCTTAACGGTTTCCCGCTCGATGGCCGCCCGCACTATGGCGGCCTGGTCGGGCGCGAGGCCCGCAGTCAGCATATTGATTAACGCGGTCTGATCCATCACATCCTCACATTCCGGCGGTGGGCGGCTGCGCGCCGGGAAGAGCGGTTACCGGACCACCGCCGCCCCCCTGCCCGGGCTGCAATGCGGAGTTCGCAGCCATGGGTAAGAGCGATACGGTCAGGGCTACGATCTGCCCCAGCGCAGCTTCGCCCCCGGGAATCAGGCCGGATCGCGCCAGCTCGCGTACCGCCTGCAGAATTGTCGTGACATTGCGCTGCACGGGAGCGAGGCCTGAGACCAGACCCGCCATCACGTTGCCTCTTGTTCCGGGTGCCGGCGGCGGCTGCGGTGCGCCCTGTCCGCTGAGATCCGGTAAAGGAGGAAGCGGCTGCGCTCCTGGAGATGCCCCTGGAGACCCTGGAGGCGGAAACATTACTCGTGCGCCAGTCCCTTTTGATGGGGGCCCTCCACATCAGCTTTGCCGCGCTTTGCAAAAGTCGCCGCGAAGCCTCGGATTTTTTTACCCAAACCGCCCCGTCTCGACCCTCGCGAGTGCCGTCCGCCCATGCTGGAGGATTTGTGCTCTGACTTGATTCGTGCCATTTAGGGCAGGGCTCCTTTCCCCCGCAGTTTCGACAGCGATTCGGATTTGGTCGAGGCCTTGCCGAGTTTGCCCGGTGATCCGGGTTTCTTTGATTTGAAGAGTTGACGGCCCATGGCCATGGGGCCTTTCGGCGGGTTCTTAGGGGGCAGACCGAGTTCTCGGTCGGAGGCGTCCAGGGAATCTCCGATGGTGCCGGCGGTATCCGCCCCTCGATAGGCCATTGCCATTCATGTAAAGGGGGAAGATTTCCACTCGCCAAATTTTTTCTTGGGAGAAAAACGAGAAAAACGTCCGCAAATTGTCTTTAGTTGTGATTTGCGGGTCAGGAAGTCTGCATGATCGGACCGTTGGCATTCATGCCAAGACTGGGCGGGGCCTGGTCGGTAGCTTTGCGGCCCTGGGCGTTGGCTATCATCCCAATCCCTAGAGCTTGTTGGAGTTTGAGCCGGCTGATCTCGTCTACCGGGACCATCATGGTGGCTGGTGTGTAGTTCTGCACGCCCATCTTCTCCAGAAGCGTGAAGACCGAGATGTAGCCCATCTTGGCCAGCAGGAAGTACTTCATGAGTTCCTGCTGGGCGGCCGAGTTGAGCAGGCTTGAGGGATCGAATTTGGTGATGAAGCTCTCAAGCATGTACTTGGCGCGTACGTAGAGAGGCCTGGGATTCTCTGCGGCCAGGGCGTCAGTCGAGCTGCCGATATCTCCGGAGTCTCCATCGGGAATGTCGTCGGGGATCATGGTCCCCGGCGCGTAGTCGAAATCCTCCATGGTGACGGCTTGGGGGCCGAAGCGCGCGATGCGCTTGCTAATCGTGTCGAACTCCATCAGGCAGTAGAGGTATTGCTTGGCGAGCTCCCGATAGCATCCCTCGAGGATTCTGGATCGCAGTCGCACCCCTGGCGTCATTGTTTTCATCAGGGTGTCGATTGTGTCGTCGCTCGGAATCTGAGCGAGCGATGCCATGGCGGTCGGATCCCAGGTGCCGGCCAGCTTCGACATCTTTTCCTCGCACCACTTGACCACTTCCCAGATGAGCGGATCGAGCGGAGGAGGGTTCACGATCTGGATACCTTTCCCCGAAGCCATGTTCGTTCTGATCTTCATGCCCGGCGCACGTGTGTTGGCCTTCTGCATCTCCGCGCGCGAGACGTTGCGATCCCCGACCATCGCCGGCTGGGCTACCTGGGCGGCGTGGTCATCGATCACCCGCAGGTTTGACGTGATCGAATCCTGCAGCGGGATACAATCCCACAGCGGCGCCTTTCCGAACCAGGTCTTAGGCCAGGGGTTCAGCGTGAATTTAATCAGCGGGAACATGGCATGCCAGTACGGGGACGTATCGTCGTAGAGCAGCACCCCATTGGCCCAGATCAGCATGCGATGGAATGGATAGAGCGGTTTGCCCGGCTTGACCTCGTAGGACCACGGGGCCTTGGGCTTCCCGTCCTCGGTCCATGGGCCCATGCGCACGGTTTTGCCCGTCCGGTTGGTCCGCGGATCCTTCAGATACATAGTGTTGGTCGCTGCGGTGGGCGTGCCCGGGATCTGCGTGTCGGCGCGCGACCGTTTCGAGAGCGGCCCGCCGCGATCGCCAGGCCCCTCGATCACGCGCTGCAGCCAGCCGAAGAAATTGCCCGTGGCACCGGCATCGGGCTTGACGGTCTTGCCGAATTCCTCGCGGATCCACTCGGGTGTGCGCGGCCGACGGGTGATAACGCCTGCGGCGTCCTGGATCGTATGGTAATTCGGCGGATCGATTGGATAGACTTGGCGCGGATCTTCGGCCTCGAGCATCATGTCATTGAGCCGGCGGGAGTAGTAGAGGTGTGCCCAGCCCGTCCCCGAGATGGCGTAGTAACGCATCACGTCGCCCAGCCGCAGGTCGATCAGGTTGTTGCCGTACCATTGCTCGGCCGCTTTGTTGGACAAATCCAGCTGCTGCTGATATTTCGGATTGTTCGTGCTGTACTTCCAGAAATACCGGGTGTCGGTCAGCATGGCCGTCAGATCCTCGGCGACCCGGGCCATCAGGTTCGCGCGGGTACGGCTCAACGGCTTCGGGCCGGGAACGTAAGACGCCGACGTGGACTGTTCAAATTCAAAGAGTTCGCGCAGGCAGCGGTCGATCTTGTCGTAGCCGATCTGGCTTTCGATGAACTTGATTCCTCGCGCCAGGCGGTCATTGCACCAGCGCAGGATCTCGTGCTCCCGCGTGCCCGGCTGAGCCTCGTCGGCTATCAGCGCCGGCAGGTCCGGCAGATCGTAGTAATCCGGCACGGGTCGAGTATAGGGTCGGGGAAAGGACCGGCAGAAACGAAAAAATTAGGGCACGAAAGCGCCGGCGCGGACGCCATTGCCGGCGGCTGAGACCGGTGAACCGCCGCCCGGATTCGCCACCGTCATGCTGCAGGCCTTGGTACCGGTCATGGCGGCGTTGTCGGTCGCAAGCAAAGTGAAGCTGGATGATCCCGCCGTGGTCGGCGTACCCGTGATCGAGCTGCCTGAGACGGACAGGCCCGCAGGAAGGCCGCCCGCCGAGATCGACCAGGTGTAGGGCGGCGTGCCACCGCTCGCGGTAAGGATGCCCGAGCCTGCCGTATTGTAACTGGTGCCCACGGTGCCCGAGGCGAGCGGACACACCGTTGTCACCGTGGGACTGCCGGCAACTCCCTGGAGAGGATGCGGATAGGTGTAAGGCGTGTAGGCAGGCCGCGCCGTTCCCACGAAATAATCCCGGTTGAGCTGTACGTGCGGAGTTCCGTTCGTGACGTTGTAGGATGAGCCGTTCAGGGTATTGTTCCAGATATAGATCGGATCCGAGGCATTTCCTACCCATGTATTGGCCGGAGTAATGCCGCCTCCGGTATCGGGACCGAGCTGCGCCGAGGTGCCCGCGCCCGGCTGGTCCACGCACCGGTAGCCCGACCCTCCGCTTGAGTTCTGATCGTAGTTGCTCGTTCCATCGCAGGTTCCCCAGGGAGTGTAGTTCGGGCCGCCTCCGCATCCGGCGGATGCGTCGCGGCAGTTGGTGACCTGCACCATGTTGTTGGAATAGCCGGTTGCGGTGACGGTATTGTTATAGAACACGCCCGATCCGCCGCGAATCCAGGCGATGAAGCCGAGGGCGTTGATCGTCGTGTACGTGAAGGTATTGCTGTAGGCTTCGAGCCAGCGGCAGGCGCGATGGCGCTGATCCGAATCGGCCCCGTGCGTCCCCAGATCGAGCGTACTGACCGTGTTATGGCGGAAGATGATGTGGCCGCCCGAATAGCAGTCCGTCGCCGCCGCGCTGGCCACGGTGGCAGTCCCCGTGAAGCTGGAATCCTCGACAAAGATGCCTTGATTGGAGCCCGGAGTAAACGCGGCGCTCCACGAGGCATCGCCCCAGTTGTCAGTCCACAAATTGAATCCGTTCCAGTTAAAATGCTCGACCCGGACTCCGGTGACAAAATTGCCGGAAAAGGTGTAGTGGTCGATCACACCCCAGACATCGCCCGAGATATAGATGCTGGAGGTCACGGCTGATATGGTGATGTGATCGACCCGCATCGAATGCGTCGTGCCGGTGACTTTGATGTGGCCCCTGGAACAGACGGCGGGGTCCGCCGCGACCGCGTTGATGGTCATCCCGGTCATCCGCATGCTGTTCGGCGAGGCCACGTTCCAGATGATGAGCGGAGCGCCGTCGTTGCAGCTGCCGGCGACCGTGCCCTTCGGCACGTTATCGCCTATGATCGTGGAGCCTTGACCGGCGCCCTGCAGTGTAATCCCGACATTCACGTTGACCGTAGTAGTCCAGTTGGTCTGAGAGCAGGCCGGGATCGTGACCGTATCGCCGTTGGTCGCCATTGCGATCGTATTTACGACATCAGACTCGTTGCAAGTAGGTGAGTTGAAAGTCGCTGCGCTCGCCAGGATGGGAAGTAAAACAACCAAGCATTTCATGGCTTTACCGCAAACCCCATCACGCCCTGATTCTGTCCAATCGCCTGATTGATAAATTGAGGGTTTATAGAACCCGCCGCGCTTTGCACCTGATACTCATTCCCCGCACCGCCGCTGACAGATCCGATTGTCCAGCCTGATCCGGCATTCGTACCGGTCATGGTGCCTGACTGGATGGTTCCGATGGCTATAACGTAGTCTTTGCCTGTCGTGGTAATGGCCGCGCTGCATTGACTTGTCGCTGTGGAATTGGTAGTCGCGAACGTACAGGTGCCATCGGCGGTGGGAGTTCCTCCTGTATCAGTAAAAGCGTTGCAAAGAACATTGGCGAATTGGTCGGTGCCTCCGGTGAGAGTCATCGTCACCGTCGACGGAGCGGTCGCACCAATGTTAAAGCGGTATCCCTGGACGAGCCAGTTCTGACTCGTGATGTTGAATATCGCCCTTGTATTCGTGAAGGTGGTCCCATCAGAGAACGCAATAGCGGTAATAGTCCCCGTCCCCCCACTCCAGGTTGCGCCACTGCAGACTAAACTTGAGCCGGCAGGAGGCGCGGCGGACCAGGTACAGCTGACACTGGAACTGGTGGTTCCACCTTGATTCCCCGCGCAGGTATTCGAGAGCGTGGTGATAACACCACCCCCTCCACCGGCAGCAGCGCCACCGGCTCCCAAAGGCAGTCGCTGGGCAGTGAGCTGAAGTGCAGCGGCGAGAACCAGTAGCACCCTCATCGCGCAACCCTCCAGTTCACATTAATCGCGCCGGGAGTAATCGAGGCGCTCGTTGGATTACATAGCTTAAAGTTTACGGTGTTCGCAGTGGGCCAAAAGTTGACGACAATTCCGCCGCTCGTCCCATACCCTGTTACTCCACTGGGGTCAGATGCAAAGGCCACTATCGGAGCGTCGGTGGTCAGTGTCCCTGTGGCCGTCGCCGTGGTCGCGGCAGCGCTGCATGTGTTAGCGGCCAGCGCCGTGGTAGGCATCGCCGTCTGCCCGCTGGCTATGGTCTGCGCGCTGTTGGACGCCGTGGTCGCCCCGTTGCATTTCCACGAAGGCACGTTCGCCGTGGAGTCATACCACGTATAGCAAGCGCCTGCGGGCGGTGTACCCGGCGCGGCAACCTCGGCGCCGGAGCCATAACCGGCCGTTGATACCGCGCCCAGCAGGCGCCCATTGCCTCCGGCATCGAGAAAATACGAGACCTTGGTTGTAATGCCAGCTGCGGGGTGAATGGTCAGCGCATCGAAGCCCGTAGGCATGACGACCGTTCTGCCGCCGGTCGCGTCCTGCACAAATACGAAATTGAGCAGGGAACCCGCCGTACACGTTGCAAGTGTCGAGCTCGTGATATTGGCGGTCAACGAGGTCGAGAGGGCGAAGTTAACGATCGTGCCGCCGGAGGCGGAAGGACAGGTAAACGTAGGCGTGGCCGAGAAGGTGGTCGTTACATTCGCGGCGGCATTCCCGGTGCCAACGGCTCCCGTGGTGATCGTGGCCCACGTATTGGCCACCGTGCAGATCTTGCCTACCGCGCCCGCCGAGTTGAATTCGATCTGGCCGGCTGTGCAGGTGGCCGGATCTGTGGCATGGGTGGGCATCAGCAGATCGACCGAGGAGAGGCTCTGCAGGCCGCCGCCGGTCCAGGTATTGGCCTGGCTGTTGCGCACCACGTTCGCAGCCAGGATTCCCGAGTCAGCCGGGATGTTCGCCGCGCCGAACGAGACCAGATCGCCATTGAACCCGGAGAAGGCCGTGCCGTTCAACTGGCTCGCGTTCACCACGCCCGTGCCGGTGAAGGTCAGCGAAGCTCCGGTGCCCACCGTCATGACGGCGCCCGTGTTCGTTCCGGTGGAGATCAGATTGAATCCGCCCCCGCCGCCGCCGCCCCCGGAACCGCAGGCCGCGCCCGCCGTGGTGATGGTATTGGTCGCGGCCGAGTACTTCATGCAGTCGTTATCGGCCGGCGTCCCGGTGATCGTGGCCAGGATGCGGCTCGCGCCGCCGAATCCCGCCCGGATGATATTGGCCGTCGAATCGTAGCCGATCTGCCCGCTCGAAGTGGGAGTCAGGCCCGCCCCAATAGGCAGCGTGAACGAGCCTCCGGAGAGATTCACCTGGCCTGAGCTGTACAGGTTGAAGGTATAGATGTTCGAAAACCGGTGAGTCGGATCGCCGAGCGGGCGGCTGTTATCGGTCGAGGGAGCGTTCTGGATCTGCGTCCAGTTGATCTTGGTCTGGGCCCCGCATACTGCAGCCGCTGCCGCCAAAATGAAAATACTTTGCTTCATAAACATCTCACTGATATTTGAAGTCCAAAGGGCCGTAGGTGGTTGAGTCAGTGTCGATCGCCAAGCTCAGGCAGTTGTTTCCGGAAATGCTTCCGTATGTGCCTCCATTTGTAGTCGCCACGCTCGTGTGGGTGATCGTGGTGGTCGGGATAATGTAGTAGGAATCACCACCAGTATTCGACATGTCGAACAGACCGTACTGTGTGCTCGCGCTGAGAACTGTAGAGCTGATGGGGCAGTAAGTGAATCCCACACCCTGCCCGGATGTGTTCACACTGCAGTTGGCAACCGAAGTCCCGTTTCCAGCGGTAATCTGATTCATGGTCAGCGTGTGCGTGCCGGTATTCCCGCTGAGAACCCACCGGCCGAGCTGGGTGACTGTAATCGGGGTTGTGCCCATCGTAAAAACAAACCCTTCGCAGCTACCGCCGGTGGTTTGTGTCGATCCCAGGGTTTCACCCGTGACGAAGGATGTGCCGCTTCCACCGCCGCTACCAATGGGAATACCACCCAGCGGCGTAACTTGGAAAAAGAGCAACTGCCAGATGATACCGAACAAAGCTCCTAACAAGGTCATTCTTTACGCTCCTTTAAGGGACTGTAACCCGCGAACCGATCACCTTGCCGCCCGGAGGAAGGCTCGGACCGGGGCTGGTAAAGACGGACGGGTCGGCGACAAAAATCGAAGGGGCGAAGCCGCCGGCATTGCTCTCGCTGACCACCTTATCGTTTACCGGATCGTAAGCGAAACTTATCTGGGGATCCTTGCTGCCGCTTCCGGTCCCGGCCGGAAACCATTTGTCGGCGTTGCGCGAATAGTAGTAGTCCGCGGTGCTCGTGCCGTCGGTCCAGTGATAGTAGAGCAGATTTCTTTTGGTGTCGAAGGCGATGGGAGGATAATTGGCTCCCCCTGACGGAGGTGTGCAGCCGGTAGCCTGACATAACTCATTCCACTGCCACGCGCTTCCGTTCCATCCCAGTGACCACGCCACATTGGAATCGACCGGTGCGGTATTATCCCAACCTCCAAAAACGAAGGCTGTCCCCGTGGAGGACATATAGACCCCTGCGGGGCCGAACTGCATGCAGCCGCGCGGGTCGCCGCAGAACTGACTTCCCGGATTGTTTCCATGCGGATTCGAGGGGTTGGCGGCCGGAGTAATGGTGATCCAGGTGTCCGCGTTGGCGTTCGTGCATCCGACCGTCTGCTGCTTGGTGCTCACGACCCCGGTCGGCGTGCCACCGCCAAAAGGCACGGTGGGGCAGTACATCTGCTGTTCCCAGTAAGCGCCGGTATTGGGGCCGTAAAACATAAAGACATCGTAATTCGGAAAATAAGTAAGCTGGGCCTGCACGGGTATATCGCCGGAGGTACTCCCGGCGGCGAGCCAGGTCCATGTATGTGTCGCATCGTGCAGGTTAAAGTAGCCGAACCTTGGGATTCCGGTGCCGCTGCATTGACCGCGAGTGCCGTTGACCAGCCAGTAGAGATCGCGGGTTGTGTCGACCGCAGCATGCCTGTAGGGATGGCTGTCCGCTGGCCCCGCCGAGGTGTTCATGACGGTGCAGGACGCCGGCATATCGAAAGAGCCCGAGCCGAACAGATGCGTCCACGGCGCCGAGTTATTCCACAGGGCCCCCACATCCAGATGCCAGAAGTCGGTCGAATAGATGGTCGACTGCGCCATGGCGGAATGGGCATAGAAAAGGAACTGGTTGGCAACGTGATCCCAGTCGAGAGAGTTCCAGGAAGGGTCTCCGGGAGCCGTGGCAGGGGTGCGCTGAATCCAGGTAAGAGTCTGTGCGGAGGCGACCGAAGCCATGGCGAGTAAGAGAACTCTCAACGCACAACTCTCCAGTTGATGTTGAGTGCCGCCGGGGTAATACTGGCGGCGGTCTCGTTGCACAACTTAAAATTCATGGTGTTCGCTGTCGGCCAGGCCCTCACCGTGATGCCTCCCGCTGTTCCCCCGCCGTAGCCCGTGAGCCCCGTGGGGTCTGCCGCATAAGTCGTCTCGACGGCATCGGTGGTGGCGGCTCCGGTCGCGGTCGCCGTGGTGGCGCTGGCGCTGCAGGTATTGGCGGCGACCGCCGCTGTCGGCATCGCGGTCTGTCCGGAGGCTATGGTCTGCGAAATCGTGGCCGAGGCCGGGATCGTTGAACCGTTCACGCTGGTTGTATTGGCGAGGGCCGCCGGTATATCGGCCGCCGCGATCGCCGAGAAACCCAGGACACCCCCTGCGCTGAGACTCGTCAGGAACTGGTTGGCCGTGCGCGTCACCGGGACCACGGCACTCAAGACCGTGGCCGAGTTGTTGCACTTCCACGAGGGGACATGATTGGTCGAATCGTTCCAGATGTAGCAGGTGCTGGCCGGGGGTGTGGGGGGGGCCGCCACCTCGCCGCCAGCACCATAGATGGCGGTGGAAACTGCTCCCAGCAGCCGTCCGGCACCGCCGGCATCCAGGAAATAGCTGGCCTTGGTGACGACAGTAGCTGCCGGATGAATCGTGACCGGGTCGAAGGACGCGGGCATGGCCACCGTGCGATTGCCTGTCGCATCCTGCGTGAACACGAAGTTGAGCAGTGAGCCCGGCGTGCAACTCGCCAGGGTCGAACTCGTGATATTGGCGGTGAGGGCGGTTGAGAGTGCAAAGTTCACGACGGTCCCGGCTGTGGCCGAGGGACAGGTAAATGTGGGCGTGGCCGAGAACGTCGTCGTGACATTGGCGGCGGCGTTGCCGGTACCACCGCCCGAGGGCAGGTTGGTCAGCAACGCACCCGAGACCGCCGGGAGTTGCCCGGAGCCATTGAGCTGAACCAAGTTATTGGCGGCCGTGCCCACGGTGTAGGAGGTCCCCCAGCTGGAGCCGGTGGAATTGGCGACTCCGGCCGCCGGGTAGGTAGCACCCGGCAGATTAGTCAACAGCGCCCCGCTTACGGCCGGCAGCTGCCCGGAGGCGTTTAGTTGTACTAAGTTATTGGCCGCCGCTCCGACCGTGTAGGAACTACCCCAGGAAGTGCCGGTGGAATTGGCGACCCCGGCGGCAGGATAGGTCAGGCCTGGTGCGGCTGCCCAGCTCGAGACGGTTCCGTCTGTCGTCAGGAACTTGCCGGAATTGCCTCCCATCGGAGGAAGCGATCCTGAACCGCCTCCCCCGCCACCGTAGATCTGCGCCTGAAGCGCGGCTGCAAAAGCCACTGATAATATAAGCAGTTTCATACAAACTCCTTTGTCACTCTTCTGCACGGCGCACCAGCCCGTTTCGGACGTCGTCATATTGCGGACCGAGCGCCAGGTAGTGAGCCTTGGCTGATTCTTTGAACTGCGCCAGCAGAACCGATGGATCCATCAGGTTCACTTTGGTGGCGGTCTGCGGTCCGAGGATGCCGTCTACTTCAATGCCGGCATCGAGGCCTCCAGCCGCCTGCTGCAGCCAGCGGATTGCCGTCGCCGGACCTACGTTGACCGAGATGTTGAAAACCTTCGCCGCCAGGTTCTGGTCTTCGAGCAGGTTAAAGTGATAGCGGTCCCACCAGTCGTACAGGTAGAAGTCCGCTGCAGCCCGCCAGCTCAGATCTTTGATCGACTGCGCGGTCCAGTCGGGATGCGTCTCAAGGGCGGTCTTAAGCGTGATTCCGTACTTGCAAGCTCCGCGCCCGTAGTGATCGGTAATAAACTTGTCGCCCTCATCCTTGAGGAGCTGCTCGATCGCGGCTTCGGGATCAACCATTCAGGACCTCCCGGTGGGGCGGGTCGGAGTATTAATCGGGCCGATCGAAGTCGGCGGCGCCGGGGGCTGCCAGGGAACGATGGCCGGCGTCCCGTCCGGATTCACGAACCGGTTCCATCTGGCCTTGAACCAAGCGGCCAGTACCCCAACGATAGAGAAGATATGAGCGTACTGAGGCGGAATGATCTGGGACCAGGTCCCGTCTGCGGTCATCTCGCTGACCAGGATCACCAGACCACAGAGCGTATAGAACAGAACATCATAGACTTCCTTCACTGTCTCTCTCTTCATTGCCATCTGGCAAACCTCCCGTGAAAGGCCCCGACGCAAAGGCCTCCCGCATGTCTTCAATCAAACCCTCGCGGACCTGGCGGGACATTGCGGTCAGAACACGAGGAGTTGTGCCCTCCAGGCCCGCGTCTCCGGAGCTGAAATTGGTCGCCTCGTGAACGAGGCCGGTCTCCCGTTCATAGGCTGACATGGACAGGATCTCTCTGCGCTCAAATCCCTGGGCGGCATACACTTCAGGGATAGGAAGATCAGCCCTGGCCGGGATACGCCGTTCCCCGGTCAGGGGGTTTTGATATACGACCGTCCTCTCGGACGAATGCACCTGCGCATGACGCTCGTGGAGAGGCGCGTCACATTCCCGGCATCGCAGATCGCCAGGACCGTTTCGATGTCCCAGCCAACACCACCAGGCGAACCGACGCAGGCGCATCGGGGAAAGCGTAAGCGTGAACGCCGGTCCAGGTCAATAAACGTGATTGTAGAGAGCGGGCCGGACGATGTTCTCCCAGATGTAGCGCTCTACCGGCATGGTGCCGCAGCGAAGCATAATCCGATGAGCCACATCCGGGTCGATCTGAAATGTGACGGACAGCCCACCTGATGGCTGGGCCTTTACATGGATCTTTGCAGGCGGCTGCGTAACCGGTTGAGAGGTAGTTGGTTTCGGTGCTTTCGGATCCGGTGGTGCTTGAGTCATCTGTTCAATGAACCTCGCGTAAAATACTGGCACGGTTATTCGCCGTACCAATCGTCGGTCGCGCGCTCCCGCCATTCGGAATAGGTCATCGCGTCATCCAAGCCGGGGGCGTATCTTTGGAAATCCATCACGGGGGTGGTGGTGACCATTTCGTCTGTCCGGTCCACATCATAAGTCCATCGGTGCCCGGCCCAGAAGCACAAGTTCGCGGCCATGAAGCGGTCATCGTGGTAGCCATAGGCTGCCTTGGCCCGCATCTTGGTCAGGTCGACCTCGGCGTTGGCGTACTCTTCTCTCAGGAACTTAGAGGGCATGCGGACGTGATGGCTCATCAGATGGCGCCGCGCCCGGTACCAAAGAATACGCTGGGAGGTCGGAGTCGACCGCCAGCCCGGGCGGTCCGTCTCTTCGACCGCGGAGTCAATGTACTCCCACATCCAAAGGTTGCCGTAGCCTAGCCGGATCAACTCCTGGGTGGCTAGCATGCCCACACCCGGCCAGGCCTCCCAGATCAGCTGGCACTGGTCTTCGGCGTCGCCCGCGTAGATGCGCCCCAGGATGTTGGCGATCCGCGCCAGCTCCACAGCATCGCAAGGGCCAGCCCACTCGGCAACCTGGACATCGCGGTAGTGGCGTTTTTGCTTGCCAGTAGCCTCATCAATAATGGGGATCTTGCGTCCGTGGCTTTCTTTCCAGACCAGCTGATACTCGCCGTCCGGCCGGAAGATCTCAATCGCTCCGTTGTCGGTCTTCTCATCGCCTTCAGTGCGCAGAGCGCGGGTCCATCCGGTGATTCCCTCGGTTGCATCCATCCCCATCACGTAGTGAGCGTGCGGGTTGGGAGGCTCCCAGACCAGCAGTACGCCGCGGGGATCGAGCTGGATCTGCTCCCACGTCTCGGCCTCGTAAGTCTCGATCGAGTTGCCGCCAACGTAGAGAACCTTGGGGAACTCGCTCATTTCTTGGTGGATGCGCCGCCGTGCAGGAGCCGCTGCTCCTTACGCTCAAAGCCAGGAGTCTCCTTGGCTTCGTGGGCCTTCCCCATGTGCTCGCGTTTGGTGAATCGCTTAAGGTGCTCACGCACCTGCTCCGTCGTGCCGCTCTTGCGTGCCATGAGGCAAGGATAAGGGGGGATGAAAGCGGAATCAGCGATGGATTATTCCAGAGCCACGTTCCAAAGCTGCCAGCCGATCTTCAATCCGTCCCAGACGGGCTAGGATATCCTTCAGCAGCAGTTGCTCGCGGAACCAGATCCCGAGCAGGATCAGGATCAGAGGCAGAGTGCCATAGAAGACCTGCAGGGCGCCGTTCGTGGGCATAGAATCCTCTCTCTGCCCACAATGCTATCAGATGTTTACGACAATGTCGTAAATCCTGCCTGGTGGCCGCTCGTCCAGCTCCAGCTCCTCGATCAGCTCCGCGGGCAGCGCCCCGGCCGCCCAGTTGGTGAACGACTGCTCCGGTGTCGCTGGGTAGTTCGCGAGAAACGCCGCGGTCTCGTTGTTGTGCGCATGGAGCGCACGGTTGGTCTCCCACCAGTAGAGCTGATTCCTCGAGGGCCGGTAGGTGGATCCGTTGCAGAACTCCGGGCTCGTGCGCTCGATCAGCTCGGCGTGTTTGACGGTGTGCTCCTCGGGTTTCCAGTCATCGGGTGCATTAGCTTGGTATTTAGTTGTATTCATGTACCAGGGCACGAAGATGTAGATGTAATCTTCGAAGCCACGCCGGCGCTTGCGGGCGGCCTCAGTCACCTCCTGCCAATAGCCTCCCTTGCCGGCGCTGGTCGCTTCCTGGATGTGCACCGTGTTGATTGATTTCGGAATGGAAGGCACAAAACTGTAGCGGATGCGCGACGGGTATGTCCACAGCGACACCTCGGTGAGATGACTGATGTCCTGCTGGGTGCCGGTACCGATGCCGGTCGTCTGGTTCTCAGCCTGGTAGCTCAATCGCGACTGGAAAGGTACCGTGAAACCAATCTCCTCATCCTTGACGTTAGGGTATATCTGCTCTCGTGCAGGCTTGAGCCAGAAAGGTAGGCTGGTGATCGCGAGGAGATCTCGCTTATAGAGTTCTCCTGTACCCGCCGCGCCATCTTTAAGAGTAGCTGCAAAACAGCGGCTGCCAGGCCAGAAGACCATGCGATGAATACTAATTCCTCGAGCCGTAGCCGTAAAAGCCACCTGCCTGCACTTGTGCGCATAGACGAGAATGCCGGCCGTAAATCCGGTCCGATCCATTTCCTCATAGCACTCCTTCTCGCGGCGGCCCAGGCGGCGAACGAATTCCTTCTGGGACTCAAGCGGCTTCGCCGGCCCGATGCCGGACTCGGTTCCCACGCCAGGATCCCGTTCAATGACGTGATAGCGCGAGAGGTAATATTCGAAGTCCGCTTTGCACAGGATGCGCTCGCTGCGGATGAAGTCCTGCTCGAATTGATTGAGCGGCCGTGTGAGCTGACCCTCGGGCAGCAGCTGCCCGTTGCCGGCGTAGCGCAGCAGATCGATCTTGCCCGCCACGAAAATACTCTGTTCCCGGGGCAGGCGTTTGAACGTGTGGCCGCGCTTCTTGACGCTCCATAGACGCCGTTCGATGATCTCGGGGTGGTACATATATTCAGAGTTTCGGGTACGGAAAAGTTTTCTACAGTGTAGAAAAA